CCATGGCTTCCGCCAGGCACCGCCCCTGGCGCCTGGGGCGCCCTGACGCCCGCCAGCGGCCACCCCGGCGAGGCCGATGCCCTGGTCAGCCGCCATGGCGCCCCTGTGGCCCACGGCCCCGTGGCCCTGCTGCGCCGCCGCTGGCATCAGCCCTCCCCCGCAGACCCGGAAGCCGCCCTGTTGGCCCCCGTGGCGCTGTTTGAGCTGCTGGCCCCTGGCGGCACCACCCTGCTGTCGGCCCGCACCGCCGAGGTGCTGCTCGATGAGCTGGCTTTCAGGCTCCAGGCGGCTGGTTGATGCCTTGACGGCCCTGCTAAGCTGCGAGCAGCTTAGTTGGGCCGTCTGGCCTCAACCGCCGAACCTGTTGCCTGATGGGGGGTGATGGGCGTACGATGGCTGGGTCCAATCACCCGCCCCCCCCCATGGCCCGCACACCCGCCAAGCCCGCTCCCACCACTCAGGCCGACATCGACCGCCTCCTCGACGCTTTCCTCGCCGCAGGCCGCGAGCAGAAAGCCTGGGAGGAGCACAAAAGAGAGATCGCCAAGCAGCTGAGCGATCTGCATGAACAGGGCCTGATGCCCACCAAATGCGAACACGACGGCTATTCCGTCAGCCTGCAAGCTGGTCGCAAGACCATCGAACTCGACACTGTTGGCAAGGCCAAAGTTGATCTCCTCAAGGCTGATCTCATTAAGCAAGGTCACGGCGAGGAAAAGGTTGGTAACCCCTTCTGGACTTCCCGTGAATTGAAGAAGAAGTGATCTACGGTGGCAGCATGATTGCTGCCACCTTTACCTTCGTCGTCGCAGGTCGTCCTGCTCCCCAAGGGTCCAAGCGTCTGCTCAACCGTCGCTCTGGTGTGATGGTTGAGCAGTCCAAGCGTGTTGCCCCCTGGCGGTCTGATGTGCGCTCTGCCGCGCAAAACTATCTTCCTGGTGACTGGCTTCGATCTGGTCCCATCAGCCTCTCCCTTTTGTTCTTCTTCGCTCGTCCTAAGGCGCATTTCAACACCAAGGGCGAACTCAAGCCAACCGCTCCCAAACATTTGCTCACTCGCGTGGGCGACATCGACAAGCTCTGTCGTGCTGCCCTCGATTCCATGTCGAGCATCGTTTATGACGATGACGCTCAGGTCGTCATGATGAGCGTCCGTCGCGTCTACGTTGATCCGCCCGATGGTGAAAGGATGGTCGTCACTGTCAACAAGCTAGAGTAGTATCTTGCTGTCCTTGGTTCATTTCTATGCCTGCGGCGAAGACCATCGTTCAGCCGGAGCAGATTCAGCACTGGCCCATTGACAAGCTGGTGCCATACGTCAAGAACGCCAGAACGCACTCTGACGCGCAGGTCGCGCAAATTGCTGCCAGCATTCAAGAATTTGGCTTCACCAACCCATTGCTTGCCTCTGGGGATGGTGGCCTCCTTGCTGGTCATGGTCGGCTTGAAGCTGCCAAGTCCCTCGGGTTGACGTCCGTGCCGGTGGTGGTCCTTGACCACCTTTCTGCCAAGCAGCGCAAGGCTTACATCCTCGCGGATAACCGCCTGGCGCTCAATGCCGGATGGGATGAAGCGATCTTGCGCGAGGAGTTGATCTCCCTCGATCTGGCTAATTTCAGCATGGATCTACTGGGCTGGTCCGATGATGAGATGGAGGATCTGCTTGATCCTTCCTGGGGTGATGGCTCAGCTGAGTCTGGTGAAGATGCCGATGGCGAGGAAAGCGAGCGCAGCGATGGCACCCTCCAGGCGCTGCTTGACATCACCATCGACCTTCCTCGTCACAAGGTGGAGACAGGGGACCACTGGAAGGTGGGTGAACACGATCTGCTCTGCTGCAGCGTCACCACCGATCATGCGGTCTACATGAAGCTGCTGACACCTGAATCGGTGTTCTGCCCTTACCCTGGCCCGTTCGTTCCCCTTGGTGATAAGCACGACCTACATCTTGTAATGGTGCAGCCGGATACCTACATCGCTGGGCACTTGCTTGATCGCTACGAAGACATCAAAGGCAAGGGTTCCACTAAAAAGGTAGCAGCATGAAGAAGACTGCTGGCCGTTGGGATCCAAACGACAAGAGCATCTACTTCGTTGCATCTAACGTCTCCACTCTCATTCAAGCAAGCAACCTCTGCGATCATCTTCTGATTGCGGTCAACGAACTTGCCAACGATGAAGACTTGGCTGCTATCGAACGTTTTGCTGCTCAAGGTAAAAACGTGTTCATCGACTCTGGTGTGTTCAACCTGGCGAACTCCCACGCCAAGGCCCACGACATCACCATGGACGAGGCGCTTGCTCTCGCTCCTGATGAGATCGAAGGCTTCTCTGCTCTCTTCGATCGCTACTGCTCACTGGCAGGCAAGTTTGGCGACAATCTCTGGGGATACATCGAAATTGACCAAGGCGGCAGAGAAAACAAGATCAAAACTCGCAAGCGGTTAGAAGACCTAGGATTTGCTCCTATCCCTGTCTACCATCCGTTCAACGATGGATGGGACTACTTCGACTATCTTGGCGAAAATTATGATCGCATCTGCCTTGGCAACATTGTCCAAGCAGATCGCAATACTCGCAAGCAGCTGCTAGCAACAATGTGGGAGCGGCGCCGCAAGTATCCAAACCTTTGGATTCATGTTCTTGGCATGACCACTAACGAGTGGTGTCATGCTTACGCTCCTGACTCTTGCGACTCCTCTACCTGGCTGTCTGCTGTCCGATGGCCCGCAATGGCTGAAATGACCGCTCTCAAACCATTCACCAAGCTCCCTGCAAACTTCAGGTATCGCTTGGAAGCTGAAAAGACTGATCCTGATGGCTGGAACCGCGCCATCCAGCTCTGCGGCTACTTTGCTGCCATGAAGACGACCACTTGGCGCGTGATGCAAAATGAGCTGCGCGCTATCGGCTGTGAACCTCGTCTGCACTCCTGAGCATGTCTGGTATCTTCGTTCGCTTCACGTCTCCTGGCTTCCATCGCTGGGAAGGCGCTCCATCTCGCCGTGCTTACCTGCGCGACACCCACCGCCACCTGTTTCACTTTGAGGTGGAGATCCCCGTTTCACACGATGATCGGGAAATCGAGTTTCATGATTTGATGGACTACGCTCGCGCGCTCCCCATCCTGAGTGAAATTGCTGCTCCTGCTGGTGTCCCTTACAGCTGCGAACACATCGCACAAAAAATCGCCCGCAGTCTGGTTAAGACGTACGGGCGAAAAGTGGTGGTAAGGGTGTCAGAAGATGGCGAATGTGGTGCGGTCGTATCTCTTCAGCCTTCGTCGGAGATCGAAGCATGAGCAGTTTCGCCGTCAGTGTTGACTTCGACCATGGTGCCGTCTTCCATGCTGTAGAAGAACCAGAAAAGGCCGGACTCGTCGACGAACTCGCTCTCGCAGTCTTCGACGCCGATCAGCTCAGGGTGCAGATCGAGGAACTCGCTCAGGCACTGGTCGGCAGCTTGCTGGGCGGTGGTGAATGCGGTGGTCATGGGGCTCTCGCTTGGGACTCCCCTATCATACCCCCCAAAGTCCCCCATCGGCACCCACTACCACCCTTCCATTGATTCGTGTTCCTGATCCTTCTATGACGCTCCTCTCCCGGCTTCTCTCCGCTGGTATCCGCTGCCGCGCTAACGACAACATCGGTCAACATCTCGATAATGATGATCGTGCTCGCGTTGAGCGCGATGTTCACGCTGCTATCGAGCAACTGCTCGTCGCACTCTGCATTGATGCAGACTCCGATCACAACACACGCGATACCGCCAAGCGGGTCGCCAAAATGTACGTTCGTGAAGTCTTCCGAGGGCGCTACGAACTCCCGCCTGACGTCACTGACTTCCCCAACGCAATGAGTCTTGATGAGGTCTACACCGTTGGTCCCATCACCGTCCGCTCTGCCTGCTCTCATCACCTCGTTCCCATCACCGGACACGCCTGGATTGCCGTCAAACCTTCTGATCGCGTCATCGGACTCTCCAAGTTCAACCGCCTGGTCGAATGGGTCATGGCACGTCCTCAAATCCAAGAAGAGGCCACCGTTATCCTCGCTGACACCATCGAGAGCCTCATCCACCCCGAAGGGCTTGCTGTCGTCATTAAGGCCCAACACCAATGCATGACCTGGCGCGGCGTTAAGGACAATGGCACCAGCATGACAACATCTGTCATGCGCGGTATCTTCCGTGAGAAGCCTGCTGCTCGCGCTGAAGTGCTCTCCCTCCTCTCCTCTCAAGGGCTTTGACTACTACGATCTCCCGTTACCATGAGATTGACTGCGGTCACCGTGTCGTCGGTCATGAAGGCAAATGCCGTCACCTCCATGGCCATCGCTACCGCTTCACCTTCACCTGCGCTGGTGACCTCGATGCCATTGGCCGCATCCTGGACTTCTCGGTCGTCAAGTCCATCCTCTGCCAGTGGCTTGAAGATTCCTGGGATCATCGCCTCCTGCTTTGGTCCCTCGATCCCAACCTGGAGGCTATTCGCCTCCTTGAGCCAGATTCCGTCGTGCCCGTACCCTTTAACCCCACCGCTGAAAACCTCGCTAGACACCTCCTCCTTGAAGTTGGCCCTCAACTTCTCGCTGAAACTGGTGTCTCCCTTATCTCTGTCACCTGTCAGGAAACTGCGAAATGCAGCGCAACATCTACCCTCTAACCTGGGACGACTTTGACGCTGCTATCGCCAGCGCTATCATCCTGTTCGATCGCTTCCCCTTCTCTGGGGTCTATGGCGTCCCACGTGGTGGGCTCCCCCTTGCAGTCGCCTTCTCCCATCGCCTCGCAATCCCCCTCCTCCGCGACCCTCAACCCGACTGCCTCGTCGTTGATGACATCTACGAAACAGGCGCAACCTTGGCACCCTTCCAATCCATTCCTGGTGTTACCATCTGGACGTGGGTAAACAAGTCGTTAGACTGTCCTTATCTCTTCAGCAGCACCATCACCTCAAACGCTTGGATCCTGTTCCCCTGGGAAGACTCTCGTAATGCAGACGATGACGCCACCGCCTACCACGCTTCGCGTCAATGAGGTGTTCTACTCCTTTCAAGGCGAAGCAACTCACGCAGGCACCCCTGCTATCTTCATCCGTCTGCAAGGTTGCCCCGTAGGCTGTTCATGGTGCGATACCAAACATACGTGGCCTGAAGCGCCAGGCACTCCAATCCCCTTCACCGAACTCATCGCCAAGGACTCCGCTTCGCCTACATGGGCTAATGCGTCCATCAGCGACATCCTTGCCTATCTTGATCGCTCCCCTGGTATCCCCTTGGTCGTCATCACTGGTGGCGAACCCCTCGCGCAAGACATCTACAACCTTATCTGCGCAATCATCGACACTGGCCGCCAGGTGCAGGTCGAAACCTCTGGCACCCATAATGTTATCGTCCCTGCTGATACCTGGGTGACGGTTAGCCCCAAGATCGACATGCCAGGTGGTCTGCCAATTAAATGGCAGGCAATCCATCGCGCAGACGAAATCAAACTACCTGTCGCATCTAAGGCTGACATTGATGCCTTCCTCGCGCTGGTGACTAAAAACGACATTGGCGATGATCTCCCCGTCTGGCTCCAACCTATTGATCTGCGCCCTGAGCTTACCGATCTTTGTGTTAATACTGCCATCCATCATCCGTTTGGATTTAAGGTCAGCATCCAAACTCATCAATACGTTGGTGCCCGCTGATCCGGCGCAGGCAAACTAACCTCAAGGCCATAACGCAACGCCATGGCTCGTTCCTACAAACGCGACAAAAATGGCCGCTTTGCCGGTGGCGGGGGAGGGGTTGTTCGTGGAGGCAGTGGTGGCGCAACTCGTCGCAATGCTCAAAGAGGAAACAGCCAAACTGGTAGCCGTGGTCAACGGGCAGCAGCAATCGCAAGCTTGGAGCGCAGTAAAGCTGGCTTAAGAACGCGCGCGCAAGCCACTAATAAAGGAATACCGAAGGATGGAAGCAAGCTAGTGAGCACTTTGCGGTCAAGCGAGGCAAGGCTTCTTAGGGAAAATCGTGCATCTATTAACCACTTGCGCAAAGATGTCAGAGGCTCCGCTTCGCAAGTTGGCGGTGCACTTGGTGGAAAGCATCGGCAAATCAAAGTCAAAAAATCAAAAAAATAACTGATGCCAGCCAAAGGTACCACCCGAGCTGAAACCGAACTGCGCATTCGCAAGTTTGCGCAGATCATTGCTAATGGTGGCCGCCGTTCTGATTGCTGTCGCTATGCGGCGGAAAAGTGGGGGGTTGATGATCGCACGGTTGATCGTTATTTAGCTGCTGCACGCGATCAAATGCGTGCCGATTGGGACATAGAAAGGCCGCAGATGATTGCTGATCTTCTTAGCCAATGCAGCACCCTGCAACTTGAAGCGCGCAAAGCTAAGCAGTTTCACATTGCACTCGGAGCCATCAACACAGCCGCCAGACTTGCCAAGCTGGTGTCGTGAAGATTTGCGAGGATGACCGTATTGGTCATGTGCTGGAGCCGTCTGGTGTCCTGAATCTTGACCTTGACGTTCCCGCCCTGCTGCAACGCATCCAGAGCGCCTTGCATCCGTGCCAGCTAGATTTCGTTACCGACCAGACCACTGACATCCTTGGCGTGTCGGCGGGCTATGGCGCCGGAAAGACGCGGGGCCTGTGTGCCAAGGCGGTGCATCTGGCGATTGCCAACCAGGGGTTTATCGGCTGCGTGATGGAGCCGACCGGGCCGCTGATCCGGGACATTTGGCAAAACGACTTCGACGACTTTCTTGAGGCGCACGACATCCCGTACAGCTTCCGGGCGTCACCACTGCCGGAGTACGTGCTGCATCTGCCTGGTGGTGACACCAAGATCCTGTGCCGATCGTTTGAGAACTGGACGCGAATCATCGGCCTGAACCTGGCCTGGGTGCTGGCCGATGAGATCGACACCGTGGCACCGAGCATTGCCGATCGTGCGTTCCCCAAGATCCTCGGCCGCCTGCGCTCGGGCAACGTGCGCCAGTTTGCGGCAGCGTCCACGCCGGAAGGCTTCCGCTGGATGTGGAAGACCTTTGCTGGTGATGATGCGCAGGGCCGCAGCGATCGCCGGCTGATCCGGATGCGCACGGCGGACAACCCCTATCTACCGGCGGACTTTGTTGAGCGGCTGCAGGCCAACTACGACCCACAACTGCTGCAGGCGTATCTCAATGGCGAGTTCGTCAACCTCACCAGCGGGCAGGTCTACAGCCGCTTCAGCCGTGAGAAGCACCTCCAGAGCCTGCCGGTGCTGGTGGATCGCTTCGGGCACCAGCGCACCGACAGCCGCGAGGGTTGGCCAGTTGAGGATGAACCCATCCTGGTGGGCATGGATTTCAACGTCGGCAACTGCAACGCCGTATTGGCGGTGCGGCGCGGGCGGCAGCTGTGGGTGTTTGATGAAGTGGCCGGGGCCGCTGATACCGATGCCATGGCCAAAGAGATCCGCAAGCGGCACCATAAGGCCAGGATCCTTGGCTATCCGGATGCGTCAGGTGCGAACCGTTCCACCAACAGCAGCCGCAGCGACATCGCCATCCTTGCCAGCTACGACATCAGCAACATGGCACCCAGCGCCAACCCGCCCATCCGTGATCGTGTGGCTGCTGTTCAGGCAGCCCTGGAGAACGGCAACGGCGAGACGCGGCTTTGGGTAGACCCACGCTGCAAGCGCACCATTGAATGCCTGGAACTGCAGAGCTATGACGACAAGGGAGCCCCTGACAAGGAAGCCGGCTACGACCACATGAACGATGGCCTCGGCTACCTGGTGCATCGGTTGTTCGAAATCGGCCGCGCGACTACCGGTAAGGCGGTCGGCAAGGTCCGCCTGTATTAGAGCCGGCAACCTAGACCATGCTTCCAATCAACGGCCCCGCCACACTCGTTCAGCAGATCAGCTCCACCGACCTAGGGGTGGAGCAGCCGGGCTTTGCCTGGAGGCGGCAGGAGCCTCGCTGGACGCTGATCGAGGCCTTGCTGGGCGGCACGCTGCAGCTGCAGACCGGTGGCACGCAATGGCTCCCGCAAGAGCCGCGCGAGGCGGACGCCAGTTACAAGGTGCGGTTGGCCAACTCCGTATGCGCGCCGTACTACGTGCGCTTGGAGGCTTTGCTGGCGGGAATGCTGACCCGCAAGCCGGTTCGGCTGGAGAACGTGCCCGAGGTCATCACACAAAACCTGTTCGACGTAGACCTACAGGGAAACGACCTGAACGTCTGGTGCTACAACTTCGCCAAGGTGCTTATCCGTTATGGCCATGCTGGTGTGCTGGTGGATTACGGCCGCGAGGTTGGTGTCACCACTGA